CGGTCAGGAGTGCACATTGGCTTAGGATGCTTTCCTCTATTAGGAGGTAACATGAAAAGCCTAATCGCGCTCTGGAATGACATCGCTAATCAACTGGCGATGTGGTGTCGCACTAGCGCCCACCAGGACATTAAAACCGTCCTGGATCGATCGAATAATGAGGGGTTCTCGTTTCTTACGATTACCCTCCCAAACTTTGCGAAAGACTTTGAACGCTGTCTTGAGCAAGGTAAGGTGGACAACAACGTTTTTCTTTCTTTTAAGAAAAACGGGAGTCTCCCCGCGTTCTTGCGAGGTTTCTCTTGTCTCGTATTCGACCGTAGCACTGGTGTCCTACTTGACGAACCCAATGTCACCGCTATTCTTGCTATTCGGCAGCTCTCGCTGCTCTTTAGTAAGATAAGCCTTGACTGTAAGCCTAGTCGTGTTGACAAGGCTTTTAATGAGTTTGTCAAGTGTGAGAAGGAAGTCAAAGAACTCTCTGGGACGCGAAACTGGTCTAGTTTCGATCGTCTCAAGTCCGTTCTTCTTGGGTCGGTTCTCTCCGATGTGGACGAAAGTGTCTACTATGGGAGGAATCGTCCCAAACATGGTCCTGGCGTTACTGCTGATGCCTTGGTTGGCAATCAGAAGTTTCACCAGACTACTTGGCCATGTCGTCTTGAACCTTTCTTCCCTTTTGGGGAGATGGTTCTACCTAACTGGTCCTATTGGGAGCAGATTGGGAAGACTGACTTCCTCGAACCCGAGAGAGAGATTCCCGTTAAGGTAATCTCTGTCCCTAAAACGATGAAAACTCCACGAATCATTGCTATAGAACCTACTGCTATGCAGTATGCACAACAGTCGGTTCTATCTATGATTCAGAAGGCTATCCGCTTTTCTTTCGTGGATACCTTTATCGGCCTTGATGACCAAGAGCCTAACCAGCTCATGGCTCGTCAGGGATCTTCGAAAGGAGATCTTGCGACACTCGATTTGAGTGAAGCTTCCGATAGAGTTTCCCTCGAGTCCGTAGGACATCTACTAGCAAACCATCCTCATCTCCATGAGGCTGTTTTAGCTTGTAGGAGTAATACGGCTCGCTTGCCTAGTGGAGAGGTTTTAACTCTCTCTAAGTTCGCGTCGATGGGTTCAGCCCTGTGTTTTCCGATGGAGGCAATGGTCTTTCTTGTCATTGTCTTTATTGGAATTGAACAGGACTTAGGACATCACTTGACCCGGCGTGATATTCAACGTTACGTCGGGAGGGTGCGTATCTTCGGGGATGATATTCTTATCCCCGTCGATCATGTGCGTTCCGTGATTGCTGCCCTTGAGTACTTCGGTCTTAAGGTCAACACCAACAAGTCCTTCTGGAATGGCAAATTCCGGGAGTCTTGTGGAAGGGAGTACTATGATGGAACAGACGTTTCGATTGTCCGTTGCCGTCGTCGTCTTCCCTCGTCACGGAAGAACGTTCAGGAGATCGTTTCGGCTAACTCACTCAGAAACCAGCTCTTTCGTGCTGGCTATGAAGGGGCGGTCGATTCACTTGACGATCAGATGTTCCGGATTCTCCGGTATTATCCGATCGTCGGTGAGGATTCTCCTGTACTCGGCAGGCTTAGCCATAGTCCTTTTAATCCGGACTGTGTACTAACTCATTCCATCTCTAAGGTTAAGGGATGGATGATTCGACCAGTAATCCCAAAGAATGAGATTGCTGATTGGGCTGCCTTGCGCAAATGTCTGTCTTCTCTACACGAGAGGACCTCGGATGAGATTGCCACCTCATCTGATCATTTGCGTCGTTCTGGACGTCCCCGAGCCGTCGACATCAAGCTCGGGATGGGCCCTTCTGGCTACTGACTAACGTCAGTCGCTTAAATGAAGGACAAACCCCTTGTTGGGGAATGTGGGGAGTCAACCTAGGAGATGCCGTCCTTTTTGGCATCAGCTAACTTTCCAGCAGAGTCTTCTTCTCTAGAAGAACACGCTGGCACGTTCGCTTCCCGGCTGAC